AATACCCTTCAGGGTAAACCGCCCAAAAACTTAATTAATCTAATACAATAATACTTAGCGTTTATGGATTGTCAACAGGTTTTATAGTTAATAAGCTAAATTTATGAATTTATTGGCTTAAAGTGGCTATACCTATGGAAGCGTTCATTTCCGCTAAAGCCCTTTGGAAGAAATCAATACGATTAACAGGCGCTATAGGTTTTTGAAATTGACCAGCGCCAGGGAACATATCAGCAGTAATAAAAAATTTCCTTGGCGTAGTTAAGTAAGTAATTATTTTACGCTTTACTACTGGATGTTCAGCTTTTACTTGGAATGTAACTTTAGGATAGGCTTGGGTATCAGAATATTCAATAGTTCCGAATCCAGATATTTCTTCAGAAAAAGAATATCCTATTTTCTGGCTAATCATGATTAATCCCCCCTATGTTATGATGGAAAACCGTTTTCTATTAATCGATCTAATTCATTCAAGGTATATAGATCCCCGGATACCGGGTTAACAAATTGTTTAAATTTAACCTTCCCGGCCTGGAACAGCTTTAGCCTGGAAGGGCCTAATACATTAAGTTTAAACGCTTCTGGCCGCTTATTAAACCAGGTAGAATAATCCCCATCATTAAAGCCTACTTCCAGGATCTTCCGTTTGCCGCCAGCATCTATATTCTTAGGCCCCCGCATAGTATAAGGCCTATAACTATCCTGGATTTCATCTATATCCAGCCCTAATTCCCGGTAAGATGGCGTTTTTGGAAGTAAGATACATCTACACCTTGGATGTAATGGTATAGGCGGGGCCGTTTCAATAGTAAATACCTGGCCATCTAAAGCAGCGCATCTAATACAAGTTCCCCGGCCGGTTTTATAATAGCCTGGTTCCATAACAGCAGACCATTCAACTAAGGGAACTACTTCTGGATTTTGCCTGTATACTTCCTTTTGTGCATTAACATTAGCGGCCTGGATATATGATCTGGATAAAGTAATAATTTCAGATTTGGATAGATCAGTAAACATAGAACCAAACCGCTTAACAAACTTGGGATATCCTTCCCCCTTCAATAATCCGGCCAGGGCTTCTTCCCTAAGCGTTACTAACATCTTTTCATCAATGATCTTCTTAACCCATGTATTAAGAAGCTGGCCGCCTACAGGCGTGGATACCGCCATAGAAGCTAACTGGCCTGGCCCAAGGCTGGCAAAATTGAACCCGGTTACACGGCCCCCATAACTTAACATATTGTTTTGGGCTGCTAAGGCTTCCTGACCAGCCGTTACAAAGCCTTCAGTTAAGCCATCAGTAATCTGGCCTTCCACGCCAAGGGCTAAAGCCCTGGTTTCCGCCAGAACTGAATCCAGGCGTTCAGCAGTCCATTCCGCCGGGCTTAAGCCTTCCAGATAAGTTAGCATTTCCCCTTTAGCTATACGCAAAGAACGCCGGATAGATTGGATCTGATCTTCAGTAAATTTATCAAGATCAAATTGCCAAGCTATTTGGCGCTGAAGGGTAATCATATCCTGTAGTTCTCTTGGCGTTAAAGCCATAGAACCCCCTAAAAGTTTATTTCACGCTTCCCGGCCTGTTTAGCATCCTGTTCTTCCAATAGTTTTACCAGGCGTTCAGCCTGAACATCCGGATCTATACCTTCATCCTGTTTGAAATTAAGATATATTCTTTTTGGTGATAGATCAAGGCGTTTCTCTATGAATTCCCATCCAAACCGGGCCAGCGCCCTAATCAGGCCATCATGAAACTTTAGATCTTCCGGATGTTCATAATAGATAGATAGCTTCTTAGTAAAGTTAAGCAAATCATAATCAGCAATTACCCCGCATTCTTCCCGGCCAGATAGATCCTTAATAAAGTATTCTAATTGTGGCAAAGTTAGTTCCACTCTTTAACCCCCTTCATCAGATCAGCAAACCGCCGGGCTTCATCCTTGATCTTACTTGGAATATCAGAAAGCCCTATGGATCTGGATGTTATCTTACCTCTATGAAGATTGTTTTCATATTGGCCCCTTGGAAGAATAGAATGATATTCCCCTATTTCCGGGGCCGTTACATTTGATTCCAGAAACTTATATAAATTCGGCCTTGAATGACTAAATAACAAATCTTCATATTTTATAACCATTCTACAATCTGGATGTAAATGATTCCATAAATGGTTAAGGTTTTTGATTTCTGGCAAAACTTCCCGGAAGATGTTAACCGGATTCAGCGGAACGAATAAGGGCCGCCAGCTAAATGTATCATTAGAACGCATAAACATTTTATAGCAAGATTTATAGATTTCTTCTGGTTCCCTATCGATCAGAAGAAGCCGCATGTTACCGCCCCATGAATTATAATAGCCTATGGAAGCCGTATTCCTTATTTCCTTGGCCCCAATTTGTAGATTCAGGGTTTCCATCATATATTCCCACAAAGCCGCTGTATTTTCGAATTGGGGAAGATGAAGGCCCCATTTTTCAGCCAGATACTTCCGATCATAAACTTGAAATTGCCAAGGCATATCAAAAAACCGGGGTTCATGGAAAATATAGCTGATTCCCTGTTCTGTTAAAAGTTCTTGGGCCAGGGTAGTTCCGGATCTGAACAGCCCGGCAATTAGAATGAATGGTTTCATATTACCCCCCGTAAAAAGTAAGCGGATGATAGGATTTGAACCTATGATTTCCGGCTTGGAAGGCCAGCGCCTTACCACTTGGCTACATCCGCATATGTTGACTAAATCAGCAGTTCAGATTCAATCCGGGCTACAATCTTATCCAGATCAAACCGGGCTACCTGTTCCCGGTAGGATTCAGGCTTCCAGGGCTGCTTAAATATACTGATTAATTCATCTATGGTAAGCCATAGATTTTCCAATTCATAATGATAATCAGCGCCAGGGAACCAATGGATAGCTGGCTTACATCCGCTGGCCATGCCTTCCATTACTGACATATTTTGGCTTTCCCATGGACTACTACATAGAACCAGATCAACATCCTTGAAAAATGCCGGGGCCTGGCCATAGGGAACATCTACAAATTCAACATCCATCAGCATTCCGGTTTTTTCAAGGAAATGCATCATATAAGCTTCATGGCGCTGATCTTGCCATTGACCGCCGATCTTGAAGTTAATATTCCCTATATGCCGCTTCAATTCATACATGGCTTGGGCCAGCAGCATAGGCCCCTTCTTAGTATTCAGATGGCCAAGAAGGGCCGCTGTATATCCGGCTTCCGGCTTCCCTTTATCATGCAATAGATCGAACTTACTTAGATCCAGGCCGTTAGGGATTGTATGGATCTTCAGATGTTCAAAAGTTTTTGGGCTTAGGCCAATAGTATAATCCCTTACGAATTCCGAAACAAAAACCAAATCAGTTATAGCCCCGTAATTGATCTGTTCCAACATGCCAGGCGTTATAGCTTCATAGGAATGAAGCCGCATGATAACCTTTTTAGCTTTTTCCAGCGGAAGAAGATTAGTTGTAATAGCCGCTGCTAATTGGTTAGCCCATTCAAGCCATATGATATCAGCATCATGGATCTTCTGGCCATAATCCTGGATACTGTTTCCTACTGCTATATCCAGTTTGAATTTCCCGGCCAGCTTAGCGGCTATCGGTTCAATAAAATTTGTCAATCCCGGTAAACAACAGAATACAAGTTTTTTCATTAGTTCCCCCCTATCATTTTACTTAAATTAGAATAAAAGTTTTTGATTATATATCTTTCCCGGTTAATCAGTTCCAATGAATTTTCTTTATACCATTCTATATCTTCCGCCGGGCTTTTGTTTAAATGCGGGAATTCTACCCCGGTAGGCCAATCAATACCAAAAGCCTTAAGCATTTCTGTAGTATCAGCTTCAAGATGTTCAAGCTGAAGGCATAGAACTTGATCCCTTATATAATCATCATTTGGAAGCCATTCTGTTTGTGGCCGGTTCAGTGGATCAGAACTTCCAAGCTGGTATTGAAACCATTCATTGAATTCCATGTTATTAGCATCCTGATTCTGAAATCCTTTATTAGGCCCATTGTTTCTATACTTCATCCGCCGGTAACGGTATAGGCTTTCATACCTGGCCCATGGATTCCTAACTATGGTAATGATACGATAGCTGGAAGGAATCAGGCTTCTATCAAGTAACCAGCTATAGGGCTTATGAACAGCCATAAGCCCAAGCCCGGTAAGCTTCAGATCCGGAACAGCCTGTTCCAGGAAATTGGTTAAAGATCGGCCGCCGGTTTTATTGATATGTATAAAACAGAATCTATATTGTTTAGAAAAGTACATAAGCCCCCTAATATAGGATACAGCGTTTTACCAGTTATTGTTCATGAATAAATTCAGCACCATCAACTTCATCTTTGATAAAGCCTTCCTTATCCTGGTAAACCTTCCTTATATAGCGGGCCGGGTTCCCATAGTACAGGCCAAAAGGCTGGCAATTCTTTGTAACTACCGATCCAGCGCCTATAAATGCATTAGTCCATATCAGTATACCAGGTAAAATAATAGATCCGGCCCCGATAACGGCCCCTTCCGCTACCTTAACCCCATGGTATTGATCGGCCCCCTTATATGGATCTGGCTTCATTACATTACAAAATCTTACCCCAGGCCCGATAAATACATTATTGCCTATTTCGGTTCCTGGCGGGATAAACACATGAGCCTGAATTTTACAATCCTTCCCGATCCTGGCACCGCCTATTTCAGTAAAGGCCCCTATGCTGGTTCCATTCCCGATAACGGAATCATAGATATTAGTTAGATCTGGCTGGCGTATTTTAATATTTGCATAGTTCTTAATAAATTTCATATCTTCCATCCCACTGTTTGCATATGGTTAAAATCATTCCATAGCTTATCTTTATGTAAATCATTCATAGCATGGACTAAATTAATTGAATCCCTGGTAGATAAAAAATCATGGCCTTTTCCAGCCAAGATCTTCTTATATACTAATGAATGGGCTGTATCAAATATTCCAGGATCAAATTCCCATACTTTATCATTAACCTTGAAGGCCCGGTAAGGCTTCAGATCTGGATCAATAGATAGATTCCATTTAACTTTAGCTTTAACTAATTCCAAGTATCCAGCGGCATGAAAGCCATTAAGATAATCTACTTCATACCTTAGAACTTTTCCAAATTTATAAATTAAGAAATCAAAAAGATGAATTCCTATATTCATTAAAAGCCCGCCGGATTCAGCCGGATTAAACTTCCAGGATTGACTATACCAGAAGCCCCTTGGCGTATGATAGGTTACTTCTACTTTATGATCCCGGCCCATCATTTTACCCGGCTTGATATCCCGTAGCTGAAGAATTGGATAGATATTTTTCTTCTGATAAGGATAGGTATAAGAAACATCCATCAATTCTTCCAGGTAAGTTAAATCCGCCGGATCAATAACCAAAGGTTTTTCACAAATAACATTATCTGCAACAGATAGGCCATATTCGATATGATACCTATGATAATTATTTGGGCTGCAAATAACGAAATAATCAATAGGGATTTCCCGAATCGCTTTATCAAATTTCCACCAATCATTGAATACATAGCAGTTCCGGAAATATTTATCTATGATCCCTATAGAATTATTAGGATCATAAACTATTGATAGCTGGCCGCCAGTATCCCGGATGGCGGCCATATGTTTAGGGGCTACATACCCGGCCCCGCCTACCATGGCGTATAATTTAGGCATCCCGGCCCCCTACCCTTAACCTGGTAATGAAATCTACCTGAACATCATTCAGAACCCTGGTAATATATTTATTTGCATTGATGATTGAAAATCTGGCTGGTTCAGCCATAGCCAGGGCCATGAATTCCTGATTAATTTGCTTATGGATTGCCAGGCCTTCAGCTTCCCATTTCCCTTCATCCTTATCATCCCCAAGGGAACGCCTTAAGCCTATTTCTGGATCAACAGCTAATAGGAAAGTATAATCTGGAATCAGATTACCGCTGAAGGTAGCATGAAGCAATTGAAGAAGATTCCGGCTATAATCGATCTTGAAATTATTCCAGCCCCGGATACATCCCTGATAAACAGCAGTAGAATCATAAAATCGATCCGATATAACAAAATCATATTCCTTAAGGCCTGGCCGGATTACCTTATCAACCAATTCAGCCCTGGAAGCCAAGTACAGAAGAAGTTCTGTAGTTTTGGCCATATCCTTATGATCGACTGTTAGCAGAAGCTTCCGGATCTGAACCCCTAAATTGGTTCCACCTGGATCATTGGTAACCAGAACCTTATAACCTAAATCAAATAGCCAATCCGCTATATTATTTATGATAGTTGATTTACCTGAACCATCCCCGCCTTCAAACGTAATAAATTTACCCATATAATTACCCCCCTATTTTTAGTAGTTATATAAGTATACAGGAAATAAATAGATTTTGTTTAATCTTCTTCCATTACTTTATCATCCCCTGTAGCTGCATTGATATTCTTAGCTTCCTGTTCCCGCCGGGCTACCAGGCTGGAAAACAAGCCTGATCCTTCTGTATTTTCCTGGCGTTCTTTTTCCAGCATAGATTCCAATTCTACCAGATCCAGATCTTCCTTGATAATTCCCCGCCGCTGAAGTTCTTCAATAACCAATGTTCTTGGAATGATTCCTTTAGCTTGAGCATCAATCAGGATCTTGGCTTCTACATCAGCCATGAAGGTTCTGAATTCAACGTTTAGTGTAACCTTTGGAAGTTCAGTATCTTTAGGAATGCCAATATAATCAGCCGTTATCCTGTTAGCCTGGTTCAATGCATCTTCCCAAGTTAAAGCCCAAGATTTCAAGGCTGAATCGTTTTCTGATTTATCTATAGCTTTTTCAGTAGCGGTTATATTACCAGTTCTTGGCATCAGATAAGTTAAGCCGTACATACTCATCTGATTTTCCAGATCTAAGATATCCTGGCGGCCAGCGCCTATAGCGTTCCCCTGATGTTCAACTACTTCCAGTTTAGCATCTGGTTCATCAGTGGTAACAAACTTGTTAGGGCCAAAAACAATATCATCACCTATGCCAGCGCCAAAATATACTACCAGGCGGGCATAATGAATAATATTACGCTGATCTGATGTAGATTGCCAATGGGCTATATTTAAATCAGCAAGCCCTTCCAGCGGCGGATCAACTACCATTGGTTTTTTACGTTCCCCAAGGTAAGAAACCACCAGCGGAATATAACCTAATTTGTTAGTTCCCTTTTTAACCATTTCCCAATTTCCAGCTTCAGTTTCTTCATGGATTTCCCATTTATTAGGTTCGAAAACCCTAATCCGTTTTACATCCTTCTGGCCATAATCCCCTTCTGGTTCCTGAACCTGTTCGAATATACGGATCTGAACCAAGGTTTCTTTTCCATTAATAACCTCAGTACGCCAGCCAATGATCTGATTAGCATCAATCCTAACCCAATTAGGCCTTAAACCTTTACCCTTTTCCTGTTCTTTTGACCATGGCTTCCATTGGCCATCTTGATCCAGGAAAAACGTAACTTCACCTTCCTTCTTTAGGGTTACTTGGGGATAGTCTACAAGTATATAACCTAAGCCCTGATGCAAGGCCTTCTTGAAACCCTTCAAGCCAAATTGGGTTACATCATCCCCGTTATTATCAACATTATCCAGAATTGATTTTAGATCATCTGGCATAGCATCCGGAACTACTACAGGTTTAGAAAATACTTCCCCGGCCAGCTTCATAATCGTATTTTTAAAATAGTTCACCAGGTAAGTTCTGGCTAACCGATTATTGTAATCCCCGGATTCTTCTTCTTTTTCCCTTGGAAGATATGCAGTTTTAGCAGCCCGCATAGATCGGGTTCCGCCCATCAATGTATCAAGCGGTTTCAGTATTTCCATGAAATCAGCATAATCTTCCAGCGGAGTATCTACCGTAACAGGATCTTTTACTTGCTTTTCAGTTTTAGCCATCTTGGCCCCCTTATATGAAAATTCTTAAGATTTTTGATTATCTTCCTGTTCTATGATTTCATCTGGCATAGGCATTTCAGCAAGGCGCTTAGCTTGGATATGGGTTTTCCCCATCATTAAGGCCTTAATAACCCTATGCCATCCATCACAAATATAGCCATAGTTATCCAACAGAACAGGATATTTTAAATCAGCATTCATAACCCGTTTAAAATGTTCTGCCACGGATTGAATATTTTTAATACTCCAAGGCATAACGCTTAAATCGATCCCGGCCAAGGGAAGATCAAAAACAGGTAATTCTTCAGCCGCATCATATAAAGTTTTAGCTTCCCATCTATTCCCGCCTTCTACAAAAGAAGATTTATCAAAGCCTATTACAGGTATATCTAACTGGATGAAAACTGGTTCTTCCATATCTACCCCTTAATCATACATTAACCCAAAACGTTCAGCTATGAAACGCCTGGCTAAGTATTTATGCCCTTTTTCTACCTTCCCTTGATTATTACCAGTATATTGCATATGGCGCTGGCCCGCATGTTGACGATAGAAAAAGTAATTACCTGGAAGCTTTTGGGCTTTATGCCCGATCCTTGTAATGATGTTCCAGAATACAAATTCTTTTTTAAAATACTTAGTAGGCCACATTCCAGCATGTAAGAAGGCTTCTGTTCGCATCATACAGCAGCAAGTCATATAACACTGGCGGAACAGTCGATCAATATCAAACTTAGGAACAGTATTCCGCCTAATTACTTTATCATCCTGATAAATAATTACGTTAGGATAAACTATATCTATTTCCGGATCATTTTCCATGATATCCAAACAGGCTTTTACATAGTCCTTATCCCATAGATCATCTGCATCCGGAAAGAATACATAATCTGGCATTTCCCCAGGTATAGCCTTAAACGCTTCATTCCTGGCATATGGAATTCTTTGGGAACGTTCTTCCATGGGATTGTTTTCTATACGCCTAATAGTTAGCTTAGGCATCCTTGGAAGCCATTCTTCCCATAGATGGATTAGCTTTATCCATGAACCATCATCAGATCCATCATCCATAACCACTATATCCCGGATAGTATAGGTTTGGCTGGCCAAACTATTCAGGGCCGCCGGAAGATAATCAAAGTAATTTCTATGCGGCATACAGGCCGCTACTGTAGGTAACTTATCCATTACGCATCTTTCGATAGTTATCATATTTGGTAGGGGTAGGGGGAATTGAACCCCCGTATCCGGCTTGAAAGGCCAGTATCCTTTACCTATTTGGACTATACCCCCATGAATAGAATAAAGGGGGCCAGGTTTCTTTACACCTTTAGCCCCCTACCAGCGATAGCGAAATTACAGCCGGATTTATTCTATCTGATCTGCTATTCCAAGTTCCATAGCCTTTTCAGCGCTGAACCAAGAAGTAGCATGTTCCATCTTTTCCCAATCTTCTTTAGAAGTTTTGGAATTCTCTACCAGCTTACCTATGTAACGTTCCCTTAGCAAATTCATTAATTCATTCTGGCTTCTGATATCAGAAGCGGTTTCCCGGCCAGGCCATTTCCATAAGGCGGCTTCATGAACCATAAATATAGTACCAGGGGCCGCCAGGCGCTTGGAACAAACCGTAAATACGGGAACAGCAGCAGAAGCTATGATTCCGGAAGCATGGGCTGTTATATTAAACCCCTTCCGCTTAGCCCGTTCTATCTGATCCGCCAGGGCCAGGCCGCTGAAGGCATCACCGCCGGGGGAATTGATGAATATATGAACATCCTTAATATCAGTATTTTCTTCCAGCCATACCAGATCATTCCATAGCCTTGTAACATCCGCTACTGATAGGCCGCTGAAGATCTTAGTAAATAGTTTAGTTTTAGCATCATTAAGGAAAGATAGCTGGCTTAGTTTACCAAGCCCCTGGCCTTCCCGTTCATCTGCGGTTAAAGGCCTTCCTTCTACCGGAAGAATTCTAATGGTTAATTCATTAGATAGCTTTGTTACGGCCTTAACTATATCCCCCATATCAGAAATAAAAGTTCGATCTTCTGCCATAGCAGAATCAGGGCATCCATAGAATAAAATCATACTGATAATCAAAATACAAAAAAGCTTAATCTTTTTCATTATTACCCCCTGTAGTTATAGATTGATCTTCAGGTTCCGATTCAGCAAAACAATCAGAACAGATATCAACATATTCTTCTATTTCCCAATTTAGCAATAAAGCCCCGCATTCAGCGCAATTCATAATTTTATGCTCCTGGATCTACTGGAACATCTAACCCTGAATCATATGGAACGCCTTCTGACCAATGAAACCGCATGTTTAAAGCATTATCATCAGTAGTAGATACCAGTTCTAACAATATAGTATTATTCAGATAAAATAACATCTGGATATCTGTTTGGCCGCCCGTAGAAAACTGGCCGCCGGGGCCAGTAGCAGATCCTAAATATACTTTCCTAATATGGGTTTCGGTAGCGCCCGTAGTTAAGGCATTAGTACAAATAGAAATTCCTGATACGGGTTTAGTAGGTTCAAAATTCCTGTTCAACTTTACTAAAGCGCCATCAGGATTATAATCCCTTGGTGAAGGAAGATACGTAAAAAGAATAGCGGCGGTAGAAGTTTCAAATTCAATAACCATGTTAGGCCGATTAATATTAGTTTTTATCAAAACATCCAGCTTACCGCCAGCATTAACCATAGTAGAAGCCGTAGTAACGAATTCATAGCCCCGGTTAATTTGATGTTCCCTATTAGACATTGTAATTAATGAGCGAGTCCACTTATCTACCTTTATAGGCCTTGATCTTGGGCCATCTATCCAGCCATGAATTGGGCTATCAGTTAGTTTTTCCCTATCTAAATTTGACATAACCGAACTACCTTTTCCGGCCCCTTTTACTTGCTTCAATAGCGCGGCCCTGCTTCTTAGCTTTAGCAGTAGCGCCACGGCCTACATAACAAGTTCCCGCTTTACCAAACTTCTTTCCCTTCCTACCATTCTTTTGACAAGGCATAATAGGCATAATGCTTACCCCGTTAGATCAGTTTGTTCAGCATGATCATACCAATCAAGATAACCAGTTACAGCATTATTAGCGGCCCTGGATACTACCCTGATTCTATACCATTCATCCGGTTCCAAAACAAATTCATTCCGGCCGCCGGTAACCCCGCCTATAATCCCCTGACCGCCATTATTAGCCGATCCGATATAAGCCGGGCCTAAAATATCATTACTTGTTTCTGTTCCACCTGAACTAACACATACCGACATAGCAGAAGTATAATATTTTTCAGTAGCGGCTAAAGCATGAAGATTCCGATTCCAATAATTTACAGAAGCAGCGGCATTAAAAGTTTTAGTAGAATTCCTATAGAAATAAACCGTTCCAGCCAGGCCTAAATCTACAGTTATTTCCATATGGGCTTTCCGCCTGATAGTACTATCCAGCGGATGGCCAGTAGCGCCAAAACCAGGAACTATGGAAGGGGATTTAAACAGGATATCAAATTCTTCATCAGCAGCAAAAAGCGTTCCGGCTACAGCTATATGATGTTCACCAGCATGTATTTCATGATGGGGATAAGTAACTGTTAAAAGCGCATGCGTAACCGGATCAAGCCTAACCGCCTTCCGGTTAGGAAATTCCCCGCCAGAATCCCAATCTACAGTTCCTATTAAGGCCCTGGCATTTTCATCTTTAAATTCATGATTATCACCTGACATATTAACCGCCTTTTCCAGCCTAAATCTTTTGATCCCGAATCTTACGATTTCTTAACGGAAATTCCCGATCAGCATAATATCCAATAGCATCAGTTAAATGGGTTAACATTGGCGTATCCTTCTTATTAATTTCCCCGCTTCCGCCTTCCAATGTTATAACCCCTTCAAAATCTTTAATAATGTTCGAACAGCTTTTATCTACATATAATCTTACATCTTTACTAACAGAATGCAACAGACTATTTACGCTGTTAACCCTATCCCGTTCCTTGGGATTCCGCCGCCTTACTTTGAATTTAACCCGTTTCCCCCATTGTTCCCTTAATTTCTTACCGATCAATTCCCAATCAGATCCCAATACCTTAGCAGATCCGCCGCTTCCACCAGTTCCATCCCCATAGCATATAACCGGGCCAGTATGCTTTTTCCCATATAATTCTATAATCTTATCACATACTTTTAAGGTATTAGAATGGCGCTTGATCCATACTTCATCCATGATAGCAGTTGATAGAAAAGTATCAGATTTCTTATATTGAAGTTGCTGGCCTATAGCGGCAGTTCCAGGGCTAACATTGAAATCGAACATAAGCCTTAAGGGTTTTTCCGGATTATATAAATGCTTTAACATCCTAACATTCCGTTCTTCTTCAAAAGCATGATAGGCCCGGCCAGTGAAGTTAACAAAGCTGGCTTCAAATTCCTGAAGGTAAGTTAATTCATCCATCATAGCCTTGGCCGCTGCTATTTCATGGGCTGGCAATATATCAGCGCTAATCCAGTGGAAATGGCCCCATTCATTGGTAGTATCGGTTCTGGCCAGCAGATCTAATTCATAATAATGATTTCTGCCTTCTGGAACGCCTATTAAATCGCACCAGCCGCCCCTATCAGCCAAGGCGGGCCGAATATTAGCTTCCCAAGCTGAAGGCTTGATATTTGCTATTTCATCAATAATTCCGCCATCCCATGGAAAACCTTCCATACGTTCCGGCTTATCCAGGCCCATACAATAAATAGTATTATAATTGATCAGCCGTATCCATAGATCTGATTCAGAAATATCATCTATAAAATTAGGATCTATCATATCCTTTAGATCTTGCCAATAGATCCGCTTTACCTGGTTATAGGTAGGGGCCGATACAAAATAGTTCCCCCTTGGGTATGGGCTTCCGCCAAATTGCGGCGGGGCCATAGCCCTGATAATTACTTTTCGTTTAGCTAATTCGGTTTTCCCGGATCTACGGCCAGCGGGAACCAGGTTGAAACGGTAGGGGGATTGCCAATAAGCGGCTTGCATTGGATGATATCTTAGCGGATAGGCCCGGATCAGGCTATTCATAACTACCGGGTTAATCGGCTGGATATAGGGCTTAGAAATTGGGGCCAGCATGTTTTATGCTCCTGATACGTTAGAAAGCCCTGTAGGGGCCTTAACCGCTACAGGGCTGATTAATCATATATAAAATTATCGTTCAAATCTGGCTAATTCAGCTTACTTACTGCTAAGAATTATTCCCTTCCTG